TGAGGACCGCGTGCGTCAGCCACGCTCGGCCAGTGAATTCGAGGACCTCGGCGAGTTAGTAGACGCCGCACTCGCGTCGTATCGGCTCCCGCGTTGGAAGACGCAAAAGCGATACGTTGAGTTGTGGGTAGAAAAGGACGCACTGGCCGGCGTGCTCGAACCGCTCAGCCGTGAGTACCACGTCACGCTCATGGTCAACCGGGGCTACTCAAGCCAGTCGGCGATGTACGAGTCGGCTAAGCGGTTCATGGCGTCGAAAAAGCCCGGCGTCTTGTTCTATCTCGGCGACCACGATCCGTCCGGTGAGGATATGGTGCGGGATATCGCTGCGCGCCTGGAAATGTTTGGCGCCGATGTAGACGTCAGGAAGCTAGCCCTCACAATGCCGCAAGTCGAGCAGTACGAGCCGCCGCCGAACCCGACTAAGATGACCGATTCTCGGGCTCCGGGGTATGTCGCGGCGCATGGTGATGAGTCGTGGGAGGTAGACGCACTCCCGCCGAACGTCCTCGCGCAGATCATCCGGGCCGCGTTCCGTGGTGTCGTGGACGCGCGCGCGATGAACAGCGTCAAGGCGCAAGAGGAGCGCGATAAGGTCCGGCTCCGCGATGCGGTGGAATCGCTGTGACCGTCGCTACGCTCCCCGTCCCCGGTCACATCTACAGCAACCGAGCGATGGCGTGCCTGGACTGTAGCGCCTTGTTCGACGTCGGTCCTGACGCCTGCCCGGCCTGTACGTCTACAACCTTTGTTCCCATCGAAACGTGGTTCACCAAACGCATGGAGGCAACAATGACGCCCGATACCGCCAGACCCGCTGTCACCCGCACCCGCTCGGAGATCACGAAGACCGCCGGAGAGATCGAGCGATTGAAGGCCCGCAAGCGTGCGCTCATGAAGAAGGTCGAGGACACCGAGAATCAGATCCGCGAGAAGAAGCGGTTTCTCTCCGGGTTGATCGAGGACACCGTGCCCGATCCCGTCGCCGCCGCTCGTGACGGCGAGCCCATCGCATGAGCGACACGGAAACGCCGCTCATCACCGAGGAGGACCGGCTCGTGCCGCGCACGCCGACCGGCTCCATGATCGCGCGCTGGCTCGACGAAGCGGCCGATCTGTCCGTCGAGCGCGTCGAGAAGATGATCCGCATTCTCGAACGACTACGCGCTGCCGCCATTCAGCAGACCTACCCGAGCGACTGGCTCATTCACGTCACCGTCAACCACGACGGCGTGCCGACGAAACAAGTCGGCTACCTCCAAGACTGCGGCGCGGAGCGGGCCGGCAAGGTCTTCGGCATCGAGATCGGTAAGCCTCTCGTCGAGCGTGACGAGCTCGGCGAGGGGCAGTACATGTACCGTGTCCAGGCGTCCGCGTGGTCGAAGATGACCGGCGAACGGATCGACACGGTACTCGGCGCCCGGTCCAGCGTGGATCAGTTCTTTCAGCGTCAGATCAAGGGCGAGGGCGACAAAGTGGACCCGACCGACGTGATGAAGGCTGCGTACGCGAACCTCCACGGCCGAGCCGTGCGGTCCCTGACCGGGCTGACGGCGGTGCCTCTCGGCGTCCTCGACGCGGCCAGTATCGACACGAAGCGGTGCCAGTACGTGGGCTATACGCAAGGGGCTCGCGGCGGGGAATCGGTCGGCGCGACCACGGGCGGGGCCGAGCCCTCAGTCGCCTTCGGCAATTCGCAAGGTAAGAAGCCCAGCGAGTTGACCGACAAGGATCTGGACTGGTACATCGCCGCGTACGAAAAGAACGTCGCCGACCCGAAGCGAGAGCGGTTCGTGCGCGCGAATCAGCATGTGCTCGACGCTCTCCGGCGAGAGAAGGACAAGCGTGGGGCGAAGGCCGAGCATGCGGCCGAGGGGGCGTAAGCCGTGAAGCTGAGTTTCTATCCGGGCGTCCTATTCGGCATCGCGGTCACGCTGCTGGCGCTCTACGTCCGTGGTTGGCGGTGCTCGTGGTAACCGCCACCGACGCGCTTACCCCGCAAGGCTTCGACGCCGTACAGATGGCGTTCCTCGAATCCGAAATCCGCATCTTCCCGATGCGGGCATGGTGGCCCTCGGCGCTAGGCCATCCCTGTGACCGGCAGATCGTGTGGAGTTTCAACCGCGCCGAAACGAAATCGCGCTACCCGGCTCGGCTACAGAGCATCTTTGACGAGGGCAAGCTGCACCACCCGGCGGTGTATCGCCGGCTCGAACAAATGGGCTTTGTCATCGTCCGAGAGTCGGATCGGCCCGCGCAGTATCGTCCCGTACCGGGCGTGACGATCTCGGGCAAACCAGACGGTCGGATCATAGGGTTTGGTGAGGAGAGGTACCGGCCAGCATGGAGCCTCGAAATCAAAACCACGTCGCCCTACGTCTGGAATCGGCTGCACACCATCGACGATCTCCGGCAGGACCGGGACTATCTTCTCCGGCAGTTCTACACGCAGGGGCACGTCGGCGCGTTCCTCGACAACCTCCCCCGCGGCGTGTTCGTGCTCAAGGACAAGCTCTCGGGCATGCTCAAACTCCTCCCCTTCGAGTTGGACTACGCGCACGCGGAAGGCTACCTCGAACGCGCGGAGCGGCTACAGCCACTCATCGACCAAGGGGTTGACCCGGAGCCGATCTCCTACGACGAAACGGTGTGCGGCCGGTGCGGGTTCCTCGCTCAGTGCTACCCGCCGCGGTCCTTCGGTGAGGGCGCGTCGTTCCTCGACGATCCCGCGCTGGTCGAGCAGCTAGAGGAGCGGGAACGGCTCGCCCCGTCGTCGTCGGCCTACGAGAAGATCGACAAAGCGATCAAGTCGCGGCTGAAAGCCGAGGGGGTCAAGTTCGCTATCGCCGGGCAATTCACGATCGAGGGCCGCGTGTCGCCGCGGCGGGAATTCACCGTCAAGGCGCAGGACGTGACGACGTACACGATCACGCGGTTGGGGACGGCATGAGGTATCTCGGGTACACGCTGGTCGGGCTGAACCTCTTCGCTATCGCGTCTCTGGCGGTTCCGACGCTCCCGACCGACACATGGTGGAGATTCGGCGACGGTGTAATAGCAGGCTTCGCCCTGTCGTGGCTTGTTACCTCACGGCTCGGGGCTGACGTATGAACGCCGTCCCGATGATCGAGCGGTGCGCTGAACGGCAGCAGGCGAGCCGGTCAGTATTCGAGGAATTCGCGCACGCGAATGAGATCGCCGTGAAGTGTAAGCATGATACCGCCCTGCTCTGGTACCGTCCATACGCAGGGGCGGTGCATGCGCGAGTCACCGAGTCCTCGACGTGGTGGATCAGCGTCAAGGAAGATATCTTCCCGTGAAGCAATCCGATTTCTACGGCGACGGCATCCTAGAACGGGCACGGGCCGTGTTCGCCGATCTCGCGCTGCAACGTCCCGAGGACCGCATCGACACTCTCAACGCGCTCCGCGCCGAGCTTCACCGCTACAGCCCCTTTGCGGCCGAGCCGGTAGACTTCGTGCAATGGGTCCGCGCCGACGAGGTAGAGGCCAACGACTACAACCCGAACAGCGTCGCCCCGCCGGAGATGAAACTCCTAGAGCGGAGCATCGCGGCGGACGGCTACACGCAACCGATCGTCGCCTGGCTCCGCGAGACGACGTACGAGGTGGTCGACGGATTCCATCGGAACCGGGTCGGGAAAGAAAGCCGCGCTGTCCGTGAGCGCCTGCTCGGCTACCTTCCGGTGACCGTCATCAACGGCGATCGGCTCGACCGTGGCGACCGCATCGCGGCCACGATCCGCCACAACCGCGCCAGGGGGAAGCACCAAGTCGAAGCCATGTCGGATATCGTCGTCGAGTTGAAACGGCGTAACTGGTCTGACGAAAAGATCGGCGACGAGCTAGGCATGGACCCCGACGAGGTGCTGCGGCTCTCGCAGATTAGCGGGCTCGCGGAGATGTTCAAGGATCGCGAGTTCTCCGAGGCATGGGAAGCGGAGAACGTGAACGCCGTGAACGAGGCCGACACGCTCGACGTGCTTGAGGAGCGGCCCTCGTGAAGCGCGTCTATCACCACTACGAGCGGCTAGAGGAATTCCGCGACGGCATGTGGCGCAACGTGCGCGGGGACGAACGCTGGCCGCTAGTCAACGCGGCGGCGGCCCTCATGCGCGACGCGCCCGCGTTCAAGACAGCGATGCTCCGGGCGGTACGGGAATGGCCGGTGTCCTGCGAGCACAACCTCACCGCGTCGTCGGTCAACCGTATTGCGTGGCTCGGGCACGCCGGCTGTTGTCTGGCGGCTCAGTCGCCGGAGGACCTGACCCGGCTCGCGTGGCATACTCTGAATCAGGCTGAGCAGGACGAAGCAAACCGCGTCGCCGCGGAAGCCCTCAACGAATGGGAGAGCGCCTATGCCGGGCAAGCGTAACAACGGGAACTGGAAGCGTCGGCGTATCTGTTTCTTCGCCGGCTGTCGGAACGAGATCAAGGACAGAGACGAGAAGTTTTGCCCGTCGTGTCTGGCGAAGATGGCCCGGGCCGTCGAGGCCAAGCGGAAGCGGCTCGCGCGTCAAAAGGCGCATGCCTAAAAAGGGGCTCGGGGTCGACGTCCTCACCGCGGCACGCGAGCGGATCGCGTGGGCGTTCGACCGCTGCCCCCGCGTGTCCGTGTCGTTCAGCGGCGGCAAGGACTCGACCGTGATGCTGCACCTCGTGATGGACGAAGCGATCAAGCGGGGACGCAAGGTCGCGCTGCTGTTCATCGACCTAGAGGGGCAGTACCGCGTCACCATCGAGCACGTTGCCCGATGCTTCGAGCGGTACCGCGAGCACGTCGAGCCCTACTGGTGTTGCCTACCGATCCATCTCCGCAACGCGGTCAGCGTGTACGAAACGCATTGGATCTGTTGGGATGAGGAGCGCCGGCCGTCATGGGTCCGCGAGATGCCAGAGACGGCGATCCGCGACGACGGCGCGTTGCCGTTCTTCCGTCATGGGATGGAGTTCGAGGAATTCGTGCCGGAATTCTCCGAGTGGTACGCGCGGGGCGAGCCTACCGCGTGCTTAGTCGGGATCAGGACCGACGAGAGCTTGAACCGCTACCGAACCATTCAGACCGACAAGAAAGCGCGGCTCGACGGGCGCCAATGGACGACGCAGACGACGGAGCACAGCTATAACGTGTATCCGATTTACGACTGGCGAACGGAGGATCTGTGGACGTACCACGCGCGCTATCCCGAGATGCCGAGTAACCGGCTCTACGATCTCATGCACAAGGCCGGGCTCACGATCCACCAAATGCGGATCTGTCAACCCTACGGGGACGACCAGCGCCGCGGGCTCTGGCTCTTTCATCTCATCGAGCCCGAGACGTGGGCGCGCATCGTCGCGCGAGTGAACGGCGCGAACGGGGGCGCCCTGTACGTGCAGGAGAGCGGCAACGTGACGGGGTACCGTCGAATCAGTAAGCCCGAGGGGCACACCTGGCAGAGCTTCGCGCGGTTGCTCGTGTCTTCGATGCCGCCGGCCACGCAACGGCACTACAAAAACAAAATTGTCATGTTTCAACGGTGGTGGATGGAGCGCGGGTATCCCGATGGCATCCCCGACGAGGGCGACTACGCGATGGAATCGAAGCGGCGCATCCCCTCGTGGCGTCGCGTCTGCAAGTCGCTCCTGCGAAACGATTACTGGTGTAAGGGCATGAGCTTCACGCAACACCGGAGCGAGGCGTATCAGAAGTATCTCGACCTGATGAAGCGACGGCGCGAGACGTACGCGACGCAGTACCCGGCCATGGATCTCGTGTCATGAGCGGACCCAAGGCCCAGGAGGCCCGCCCAGGGGACGAGGCGCGGGCGCGGGAGATGATCGTGCTTGCTCCTGAGTGCTCCGAGGAGGAGTGGCAGGCCGCGAAGGCGCGGAGTGACCAGTGGGCGGCGGGGCTATCGCTGCCGAACGGCTGGATCGACATCACCGCGCGCGTCATCATCCCCGATACGCAATTCGAGGGACAGCACGCCTTCGTCCACCGCGACGGGCGGCGCGTGATCGGGAGCGTCGGCCAGCAAGACGGCCGGTGGTGGTTGCACGTCTCCGTCTCGCGCGAGAAGCGCATCCCGAGCTACGAAGACCTCGCCGACGTGAAGCGGACCTTTGTAGGCGACCAGCTACAGGCACTCCAAATCTTCCCGCGCGCCGAGCGACACGTGAATCTGCACCCGCATTGCCTGCACCTGTGGGCGTGCGTCGAAACCGGACGGCGACGGGCTGCCAGACTTCGGCAAGGACGGGACGATTTGACCCGCCCCGCTCGCGCCGTGAGGGGCGGCAAGGGATGA